CGCGCGCGACGCGAACCACCCGAGGGGTTGTGGATGCCTGGGTCGCTGCTGGCGCTGGAGAACCTGATCCTGGAAAAGCGCATCCGCATCCGGCGCAGCCCGGTGACTATCTCAGCGATCATGTCGGCCGCGATCGAGAGCGATCCCTTTGACAACCGGTGGTTTAGCAAGCGGCGAGCGGTAAACCGGATCGACCCGCTAGTCGCACTGACGATGGCCGTCGGCGCCGCAACGGCCGGCAATGCACTGCCCGGGTCTGCCTACGACAAACGCGACATGTTGGTGCTCTGAGCGATGGCGAAATTTGTGGCCGCGTTGGGCGTGCTGGCACGAGACGGAGCTGGGCTGCTGGGCGCTGGGCTCATTTCATTCGGCGCATGGCTCGCCTACCCGGCCGCCGGCTTCGTTGTCGCAGGAACGTTTCTTCTGGGCGGCGCCTGGCTGATGGCACGAGACAGGTAAGCCATGCGCGGTTTGTTCGGACGGATGGCCGCGGCGCCTGCGACGCGCGCATCGGCCGGCGTGCCGTCATATGGCCTGATCCCGCCGCTTGGCAGCGTCCAGTCGGCCTCCGGGCTGCTGGTCAGCCAAGCGACATCGATGACGGTTGGGACCGTCTATGCCTGCGTCAAGGTGATCTCGGAAGATTTCGCCCGCTGCGTCCCGACCCTCTACAAGGGCCAGGATGACGGATCGCGCACGACAATCATCGACCATCCGATTGCGCGGATCCTCAAGCGGCCGAACCGAATCCAGACCTGGTTCGAGTTCGGCCGCGACCTGATGGCCGCTTACGAACTGCGCGGCAACGGCTATGCAGCGATCCTGCGCGATGGGCGCGGCGATCCGACCGAGCTGCTCCTGATCAACCCCGACGCGGTGATGGTGCTGGAGGCGGCGAACGGCGACATCTTCTACAACGTCAACCGCCTCGGACTGTTCCAAATCGCGGTCTTGCAGACCTTCCCGGTGGCCATCCCGGCGGAGGACGTTTTCCACCTGCGCGGCCTGTCGTTCAACATGCTCATCGGCGCTTCAACGATCGGCCTGGCCCGCGACGCCATCGGTCTGGCGATGGGCCAAAGCCAGCAGCAGAGCCGCTGGGTGGGCAATGGCGCCAAACCCAGCGTCATCCTGCAAAGCCCGCGGACACTGACGGACGATGCGGCGAAGCGCTTGAAGGCGAACTGGGAACAGTTTTCCGCCGGCGTGCAGAACGTGGGCCGCACCGCGGTGCTGGAGGACGGGATCGAGGCCAAGGCGCTGCAGCTTACGTCAGTCGACCTCGACTTTATCGCTCAGTGCAATTTGTCGGTCCAGGACATCTGCCGCTTCTTCAAGGTTCCCCCGCGAAAAGTCGGCCAACCGGACCAGACGCGGGGATCGACCATCATCCAGGAAGACCAAGCGTATGTGAACGGCACGATCAGTCCGCTGCTGGAGATGTTCGAACAGAAGATCGAGCGGACGTTCGACCTCGACCGCGATGGCCTTGAGCTGGACCTGGACGAAAGCGCCTTGCTTCGGGCTGATCCGCTGACCCGCTACAACCTGGGTCGGATCGGAATCCTGAGCGGCCTGATCACCCGCAACGAATGGCGCCGCGGCGAACGCCTGGAGCCGGTCGAAGGCGGCGACACGATCATGGCGCCGGTCAACACTGCGGCGCTGGGGAGCGACATGATGGGCACCGCCGCGGACGGCGCCGGCCGGCCGCCGGCTGGACAAGGCCAAGCGAAAACGAGCAACGCGCAGGACGAAGCGCCGGAGGGTTGACATGACCATTCTTCGCCGCACCGTCCCGGCCGAGTTCACCGTGCTGGGCGACCGGGAGGTCGAAGTCCGCATGTCCACCTCGGCGCGAGCCCGCGATGGTCACATCCTCGAACCCGACGGCTGCCTGCTCGACAATTACCGGACGAACCCGATCGTCCTGTGGGACCATGATTCCGGGGAGCCGATCGGCACGAACGACAATATTACCGTCCAGCCGGACTGCCTGACAGCGCGAACGACCTTTGCGCCAGCAGGTATCTCACAGGTGGCCGACAAGATCTGTGGCCTGGTCAAAGCCGGGGTCATCCGCGCCGGTTCGATTGGTTTCAACATCCTTGCAGGCGATCCCATCGATCCCGCCCGCCCGCGGGCAGGCCTGCGGGTTACGAGCTGGGAGCTTTGGGAATTCAGCTTCGTGGCGGTCCCGGCCGACACAGGCGCCATCGTGACCGCTCGTAACGCGGCCGGCGGCCCCGACAACCAACAGGAGGACGCCGGCATGGCTGCTGACCCCAACCGCACCGCTCGGCTTGTCCTGGCCCGCTCCGCCCTGCTGACGCCGGCGGCCGCCGCACCCAAGCTGCGCGGCCTGTACGACGTTGCCCAGCTCGCCTACCTTCTCCAGCAGCTCGGCTACGCCAAAGACAGCGCGGACTGGGAGAAGAACCTGGAGGGCGATGACAGCGTCGTCCCGGCCATGCTCGGTGACGCGCTGATCCAGCTCGGAAACTCGCTGATCGCCATGGCGCAGGAGGAGGTCGGCGAGCTGCTCGCCGACACGCTAACGCAGAAGGCCATCGACGATCAAAAGGGCGAGCAGATAGCGGTGGTCGACCGCGCCTATGTCGCGGCCGCACCAACCGACCGCGCCCGCGCCTGGCGCTTTGCGCAGGCCCGCGTGCGGGCCGGCAAAGCCATCTCCGCCGCGAACGCGGCCAAGCTGTCCGACGCCTGCACCCACATGGAGCGCGCGGCCAAGGGCTGCACCGATGCCGCCGGCAACCTGGAGACCGCATCCGGCCATCAGGAGGCGATCGGCGACGCCCACGCCCGCGCGCAGACGGCGCACGACAAGATGGCCACAGCGATCGAGGCCGCGAACGGCTCGGCGCCAGCCGATGTCGCCGCGCAGATCGCGAAGGTGCAGCAGCACCACAACGCTCTGGGCAAGCACCTCGCCACGATCGGCGACCGCTGTGCTGCGATCGGCGACGTCCAGGCCGACGCTGGGGGTGCGATCGCCGGCGCAAAACGCTGCATGCGCTCCGCGGTGCGGTGCATGCGCAGCGTGACCGACGCCGATGGCGATACCGACAGCACGGACATCCAGACCAGCGACGGCGATGGCGACAGCGAGGGCAGTGCGAACGACCGCGCGTTTGCCGTCGACTTCCGGCGGCGCCAGGCCGCCCTGATGGAACTCTCCGCCGCCTGACGAATCCTGCTCCGCAGGCCAGCCCGAGCGCCCTTGGGCAAGGCAATCGCAGCCTCGCGAGAGGCCGCATCCCGCAAACAGCAGTCGCCTGTGTCACCTCGTCCGCACACGCGTGCGGCTGGGGCAGCGTGCTGCCAGATGGAGCCCCCAATGGAAAAGATCGCGGATCTCCGCCGGCAGCGCGCGGCGGCCTTCGACGCGTTCAGGCTGTTGGCCGACAAGCCGGAACTGACGGACGACGAACGGATCGACTATACGAACAAAGAAGCCGCGGTTCGCGCGTTCGACGATCAGATCGCCCGCGCGGCGGCGGCGCAGAATCTGTCGGCCGGCACCGCTCAGCCGGTGGCCGGGCAGGACAATCACCTTACCACGCCGGCGTCGCTTGAAACGAGCGCCTACTTGAGTGACGAAGCCGCGAAGCGCCTGTCTGAACAGCGCGGCACGATGCCCGGCTCCGCCCGCAGCCTGGTCGTCGGCGGCATGTTGAAAATGATCGGCGCCGGCGGCAACATCTACAATGCCCGCTCGGTTTCCAAGGAGGTCTACGGCGAAAACCACCCGGTGACCCGCGCTCTGGTCACCTCGGTCGGCTCTGCCGGCGGCTTCATTGTCCCGCCCGATTACATGAACGAGATCATCGAACTGCTGCGCCCGCTCGCGGTCGTCCGCAGTTCGAACCCGCGCGTGATTCCGATGCCTCGCGGGACCATGACGCTACCCGGCCAGACCTCGAGCGCGACCGCGGGCTATGGGTCCGAGGGATCTGCCGCGCCGGCGTCCCAGCAGACCGTTGGCGACATCATCGCCAGCTTCAAGAAGCTGATGGCGATGGTGCCCGTTTCCAACGACATGATGCGCTACGCCGACCCCGCTGTGGACGCCTTTGTGCGGGACGATTTGGTGAAAGTCATTGCGCTTGCGGAAGACTATGCTTTTATTCTCGG